GTACCGCTCTGTGTATTCATGACTGAGAGCGAGTCCGATTTCACAAGCATACATATAATTTTTGATACTGGAACCTATCCACATGGTCATGGGGTGCTTCTTATGTGCGGGTTTGTATCCACGTTTACTTCCATCTTTCGTCAAGGGGGCGTGTTCTCTGACGTATTCTTCTTGACCCGAAAAAAACCAAGCGGTGTAAAACATGTTACATATCTCGAGTTGAATCTTAACGACGTGTTGATCGCATGACAGTTTGGCGATTTCCTTAGGATTCAACGAAAGAAAAAATATGTTCATCTTACAAAAATAATACTACTTTACAACTTAGGTGCATTTTCCAAAACCGAGAACGTCCTTCTGCTTTCTTGTAGGAATAGATTGGGGTAGCACCGCAGTTTTTACACTATGCACCCATTCATCTCCATCATACGCCATCCAACATATATCGTATCGTTCTATCATCTTTCTACATAAAACACAAGGCATTGATATACCCGCACCATACGTTGTATTTCTAGATATTATGAGGTGTCCATACTTTCGGTGAACCCAATCAGAAAACTGGTGTGGCTTGTACCCTTTTCGTATACATTCCCTATATAACCTTCGTATTAACTGCCTCTCTGCACACATATGATTCGTGCTATCCACCTCTACAGATTTCTTAGACATAGAACTCGTCACGGTACAATATTTCATTTTTCATAAAATATAAGAAACATTCACTAGACTTAGGTATTATTCATGTCGTTCCTTGACAATGTAATTTGGATACGTCTGTCTCACGTGGTCCTTATATTTTAGGTACACGTTAATTTTGTCGTGTACAGACATATTCTCAGTTTCAAATTCTATTAACTTGTGATCGTGATTAATATCCAAATGAATAGAGAATCTTTTAGGAATTTCCGGAAAAATTTCTAAAGTTTTAGGAGCTCTATTTTCGAATAATACTTGCTCGGATAAAGCTAAAGGAGAAAAATTTCTAAAATGATTTTGTAAAACGTTTAATCTTCGAATAGCTGACATTTCTCTTATTTTCATTACAATTTATATCCACTAAGGTTTTAAATTCTATCTTTTAGCATCAATCCATCATCTCCTTGAGATTCCATAAACTCTACTTTGACGATATTAGGATCGAATATATCACCGTGCGTTTGACAAAGTGTACAAGGTTCTGACGGAGTCTCTCCCGGGGCATGATTATGAACGGGGACCTCTCTCTTTTTAGGACGTTTTGTTTTTTTAGTCGTCGGAGGTTTGGAAGGGTCGTGCTTCTCACAAAATGTTTCACCTTCGATACATTTATTGCGACATGGATTACCCCTTATATTGATCCCTGTACACGCAGGTCTCTTCACTCTTGGAGGCTTTGGCTGTTTAGCGGGTTTGGGAGGACGCGCATGGACTTTGCACGTCTGCAAACCTTCTGCGCAAAACTTTTTACACTGTTCCCCCTTAGCCGTTTGACACGGGCATCTGATTTTCTCGACCTTTACTTTTGAAACTTTTCCCTTTTTCTTGAGTTCGCTAATCTCCCCTCGCAACTTATCGTTCTCGTTGGCAATATCTTGAAACATCTTTCGCAGTTCATCAGCAAATAAATTATCCTTGATATATTCATCTAATTGGGTCATGGGAGATATACACGGTACACAGAATTCCATTTTTACTTGATAAAAATACAAACATCGTCACAACTTAGGTGAATTTTATTTCTGTGAGAATATTAGAATGGTGTCGATCCACGATATACCTAAAAAAGTTCAATACATAGTGGTTGATTCCAACTATGTAAATGGAACTAATAACACATTTTCATTAGATCTATCACTAACTTCTAATACGCATGTGGAAGATTTCAGTCGCGTGTTAGGTGTAAAGATGGTAGATTTTTACATAACACAGGTTGGAGCCACCACGACTGACCTAAACACTAACATAGCAAAACATGTGGATGTTTTGTGTCCAAATATACCTCAAGTTGCGCAAATGCTCGATGAACGCCACGGACATATTTTTGCACGTGTACCTTTGGAGAGACACTTTAACGGAACGGATGGTATTGTTTTACGAGATAAACAATGGAAAAGCTTCAACAGAAAAACAAATTATTTCAACCCCATGTCTATACAAAAATTAGACTTTGAAATATTCGAAGAACAAGATGACGGGGATTATGTAAAACTAAACCCAGCTACGAAGTGGCACATGATATTAGAAGTCACAACCGTTGACCATAAAGAAACACCCATTTCCAAAGAAACACAGATTTTAGAAGCTATACACGCTCTCATAGGTAAGATTGAAAAATTACATCAGAGCGTGGAAAGACTCCCGACTAAAGAAGAAGCTGAAAAGATTATAAAGGAAACTGAGAAAAAACGTAAAAAGATATCATTTAATTATATTTTATTGGCACTCGCAGCTCTAGTAGGTGGTTATATATACTACGTGAATAAGATCAAAATGGTTCCAGGGATTATGTGATATAATAATCTATATGCATGTCTGGACGACCTATATAATTTGGATAGTCGAGCCCCTTGATTGGAAACGGTTCAGTTTCAGGTTCTATAGTATTTACCAAATCCCTACGAATATATGTGACTTCAAACACCATGGGAAAATTATTATCTATCCAAGGAACCAATGGATAATTATTCCCGTGAACATGTACACATATGAAATGCTTATTTAGATGTTGATAAAGTTCATCTATCTTTTTATCGTATGATAGAAGATTTCCAAATAAATGAAACTCTATGATCATCTGTGAAAAATTTTTAAGATATTTAGATGCTATGAGCGAATCCCATTCAGCTCCCTCTACATCTATCTGTGCAAATAAATTAGTATTTTCAGTGTGTCCATTATTTTCTATATGTGCATCAATAGTATTTAAATTTTCCTCCTTTTTAGACGAAACACCCTCTCTATAAAAGTGTACATATTTAGGTTTATCAGTTATCTCTTTTATAGTGTGATCATAAACATAACATGGCTTTTTATATTTTTCGTAAAAGGTTTTTTCAAAATCAATTTCATCGTTTGAACCATAACTATACAAAGCGTCACATTCTTTCATATCTATAGCTACGTACCCACCATCCCCGTGTGGTCCAAATCTAACCTTTTTCAAATTTGTTTTAAAAGGTTTGAAATACGTTTTGAGACGTTTGCAAATATCCACATAAAGTTGTGTGGGATGCATATATGTAATGCTATTAGATCTTTTAAGTTAATTATCTGAAAATATCTGGTAAAGATGCTATAAGTTCTGGTGGTGAAGGTGTTAATTTAAATTTACCGTTATGTGATAATTTTTCTTTCATGTACGTTTCAGCCATATGTTCATCAAACCCTTCATCATAACATTCCGCACAACTCCTGAGTTTATTTGCTAAAAATTTTTCATCTCCAAATGAAGAAAAATGCCATCCACCAAATTCTATGTGTGGAAATTTCCATCTATTATCTCTAAAATATTGAGGAGTTTTATCAACTACGTTTTTCTTTGTAGATATAACAGTTCCGAACCATTTTTCAAATGTTTGAAAATATTCGATAGAATAATTAAATGTAACCATATGCAAACTTATAGTGTCCAACGATTTGGGAAGTTTTCTAATGAGTTCGGTTTTAGGAACTTCATCCGCATCCGAAATCATAATAATAGCATCATCAGGCATTGTTTTCAATCCTTTCAAAATATAATTACGTTGTAAATTTTCCATAGTCCAGGGATTTGAATCTTGTGGAATTATGTCAAGAATAATATGAATTATTTTATCTTTCCATACATCGAACTTATCTTTATTCATTTGAAAATAAAGTTCTTTCGGCTCTCCCCTATGCGTGTAAGTAGATTCAACAATAACAAATTTATCTATCACGGAATTTAAATATGTCATGCGTTTAATGATAAAATCAACTTCATTGTGAAATGTAAAACAATCCACAATCATTATAAAATATGATGTGTTTACCTTTAATCAGTTTAAGGATAGGAGGTAAGTATATTCATGTGTGGAATTCTAGCTTTATACGGGGAAGAAGTAGAGGTCCCCGTAGATTTGTTGACACATAGGGGTCCTGATGATTATAAGTCGGATGTTATGGGTAAATGTCGTATGGATTTTTATAGGCTTTCTATAAAGGATTTATCTAAAAATGGTATGCAACCTTTTAGACATAACAAATCCATGCTAGTATGTAATGGAGAAATATACAATTATAATGATTTTACAACAGGTGATGAAAAGAGTGAGAGTGATTGTGAAGTTCTGTTACCTATGATCGAATCAGTTGGAATAATTAGAACCGTTGATATGATGCAAGGGGATTTTGCATTCGTCTATACGAATGGAAAGCGTGTCATGGCCGCTAGAGATCCCGTAGGTGTAAGACCTCTGTTTTACACTCGATATGATAAAGGATCTAT